TCACGCCTCCAAGTGGAATTGGCTGCAACAACCAATTGATGGAACGGGTTCTCAAGCTCACGCCAGACTTTATGCATCATCACCCGGCCTATTTGCGTTTCACCGACTCCAAACTCTTTTGAAAGTTGTTTGTTAGTCTTAACACCTTGCTGTGATCGAATTTGCCTGGCTTTTTGCATATCCAGCGTTGCGCGTTTTGTTTTGCGCAACTTGATCAGTCGCTGGATTGCGCTCTGGTGATTTGTCAGTTTCGATTTCCTTGCTTGCAACTCTGATTGACTCATCGCCTTGATGTGCTCTGGGCATACGCATCGGCTGTCACAGCAGGTCGTACTTGCCAATTTCTTGCCAAGACTGATGCCAGACAATTCAGCCACGTATCTGCGTGTGCTGATTGGCTTGCCATCGACCATCACATAAGGGGATCGGCCATTCTTGATTCCACCCTTCCAGATCCAGCATTCATCAACAATGCATTGATCTTTGATTTCTTTGAGTAGTCGTTCATTTTTTGTCATGTTGTTTCTTCTTCAGGTGTTAAGTTGCATCATGGTGGCGGGGTTGAATCCACAGCGTATAGCTCCACTCATAAGCCTATCAACAGGGCTCCGCTGAACCAACCATGCCATGTACCGCTCACCGTCTAGGTATTCGCTATCCTTGTGGCACACCCCGCAAAGAATGTGCAGGTTCTCGCACCCATCGCTACCACCGACAGAACGAGCCACAATGTGCGCTCGTTCGCTGCCATCCATACCGCAGGCAAAACAAGTCCCGCGCTCCAAAAATTCGGCCTCCGAGTCAAACCCTTTAATGGCCCAAAGTCTTTTCGCCCAATGCGCCCTAATCGCCAACTCTGATGGCATCTTGCGTGGTGTTGTGTTCATGGCTTTCTCAGTAATTCAACTTAACAGGGCGGTCGAGTGGACAAGCCACTCACCTCTGCGTTATACGTCAACCTTCGCGGTCGGCCAGTCTTTGCGCCGCGTTCGTAATTCAATGTCTCCGCCGCACCGCTTGCATAGTTCGTTCTCACTGGCACAATCCATGCAAAGCGCATCCGTTGCCGTGCTTCCGTACATCACTGGCTTATGGCAGCACATACAGGGTTGTGTAGTCATAGCTGCGCCGCCAATCCTGCTGCCATAAAAACAGCACTTGCAGTTCTGTTCTGCAAGCCGCTTTTGTTTATCGGTATCTTCTGCAATGCGTTTTGCTATTTCAGCCCGCTCGCGCACAAATTGCTTTGATCGTTCAGTCCAGCCAATCATGTTGGCCTTGCTCATTACCAGTGGTCGCCTTTCCATAATCAATCCTCAAAAATGGTTGCCGTATAACTACGCGGCCAAGCGGACTAAAGCCGCTTACCGCAGTGTTATACGCCACAGTTCCATCGTCTGCTGTTCAGGCGCGGCCACTGGTTCAGGTGGCAGCAACTGGCCTTGTGCCTGGGCCTTGGCGATTCGCTCGCAGGCGATGTCGAAATACTTGCGCTCGCGTTCAATGCCGGTGAAGGCGCGGCCCATCAGCGCACAGGCCACGCCAGTGCTACCAACACCCATGAACGGGTCCAGCACGGTTGCTCCAGCCGCCGCCGCTGCAATGGCCCACTGCATCACCGCCACAGGCTTCTGTGTCGGGTGCTCCTTCTGCCGATAGTCTCCCCGCGCCAATGGGTCATGCGTCAGCACTCGCGCATTCCCGTCCCAACTGCACCACGCAAACTCGCATTCGGCAAAATCACGGTTTTTGAAGCCTGCACCTTTGTCCCACACTAAGTAGGCCCTACTCGGCGGCAGCGCAAAGTAGTTGCCACCAAAAATCACCTTGTGCGTGGCCTTCTCCAGCAGCAGCAGCATCAGCCATTGCGGAGGGGTCTCGTTGTCCCATCCCAGGTCGGCGCCAGCCTTAATCTTCTGGCGGCCATACTTGCCTGTCCCAGCGCTGGCCCCAATGCCGTAAGGCGGGTCGGTGCACATCAGGTCGTGCACAGGCAGCGTGGGCAACACTTCCCGGCAGTCCCCGTGCCACAGTTCCGCGTTCCCTATTACTACTTTCTCTGCCATCTCAATTCCTTTCTATCGTTGCCGTCTAACCGCCAGTTCAACCCGGACGCCTACGGCGCCGGTTAACTTATTGGTTACTGCAAAATCATTCCACCATTAACGCGGGGTGGGGTTAGTGTTCTATTTCTGATTGCACAATATGATGCGCTCGTCTGCATCTCGCCTTGCGCTGGGTGATTCTGGATAAAAACTGTTGGTTTCCTCGCTGTATCGAACGGCGCTAGGCCATCTGTTGCGATGCTGTCTTTCGAAGACCAATCTCATATCCTGCTTCATGGCTGCACCTGCTTGATGGCTTCAATTCTTTCCAGCGTGGCTATCGGCTCGTGATGAGAATAACAAGCGCATAATTCTTTGATAATCTTCTGGCATTCGTGCGCTATATCAACCAGCTCCCAGCGCTGTTGCTCAAGTGTAGCAATTTGTTCTGCTCTGTGTTCAAACTCACGCGGCGTTGCAATAATTCCTCGCAGCATGTTTGCGTACACGGTTGCAGAATCTGTCAGCCCTTTTTTAATTTCTTCAAGCTGTTGCTCAAGTAGTGTAACGTGTTTAGTATTTGTTGCTCTCTCAACATCAAGCGCGGCTTGCAGCTTTTCGTTATGTCGTTTTTGTGAGGAATATCGACCATCTGCTGCGTGAAACTGTTGCTCAAGGGCTGCGTTGCGTAAACGCAGTTCGTCGAGTTCTTTAACCATCGCGACAAGATCAATACCTGATTCAATCTGATCATCAGTAAAAGCCGCTAGATAATTCACGCACAGACGGGCGCGGTTGTATTTCGCCTCGCTGATTATTGCGTAATCCTCCCCAGCCGCTAAAAGCACCCCTTTAAAAATATCAAAATCCGGCCAATCGTGTGCGCTCATAGCGTTTCTCCAATAGCAGCCAGCTCAAGCAGTTCGCGGTCTGTTTTCATAGCGCACCAGCCTTGGCGATAGCTTCGCGCAACCATCCCGATGCGTATTTGCAGTTGCTCACCAATCCGTTTTCTTCAATATGCTTGGCGGCCTTTTCCATGACTGCCAGCAGCTCGGCATTCTGTTTTTTTGCTTCCGCACATTTCAAAACGTAATCTACAGTCATATCAGTAAACACTGCTTGCTGTAGAACAGGAGTTGAAAGTGCAGCGCACGCATTCACGCAGGCGACGATGCGGCGCACGTCCGAACCATCAATAAGATATGCGCCGCCTTCTCCTGAGTGATAATTCATTACGCCATCAATGTATGAATCATCGCCGTCTCCAAATGCTTTCCAAGGCTCAGGTGTGTGTTGTGCTGTCATAGTTTTATCCTCTGTAGTTTGTGGGTGCGCGTCCTTGCGCGTTGATTACTAAAACGTGGTCGGTTGTGCAATGGCGCGGATAGCCCACATAAAGCCTTGCTGCAAATTGGTTTTCCCAAGTGCCACGTTGCGCTGATCTGCTTCATGGTTTGCTTGCAACTTGGCAATAAACTCACCGCATTTTTCTGCCAATGCTTTTCCTTCGTTCATCAAATCGATTTCTGCTTGTGACAGATCACGATAGCCTGTGATTTTTTCGTGTTGATCTTTCATTGATAATTCCTCAATGTTGTTTAGGTTCGATAGGTAGTTTTGTTGCTTCTTCAAAATCAGCAAGACGTTTTACTGAGTCGAGCATAAAGCAAAAGTTTTCATAGCCCACTTCATCGTAAGCAATTTTAGCTAGTGCAGGAAAACCCATGCAGGCTATCTCACCTTTGCTAAAATCACCAAGATTTACGAATTGGTTAACTATGTCAGCAAAACATAATGCTACTGACTCAATTTTCTTTTTTCTTTCTTCATCAATTTCTGGTTGTTCATTTTCCATTTGTACTTCCTCAGTGGTTTGCCAGTGATCGACTGGCAGCGATTGTAAAAAAACAATTTCTAGAATGGTATGTCGTCAAAACCATTCTCATCTTCGCTTGATGCTTCGGAAGCAGGATGATGACCGCCTCCAGCACCGCCAGTGAATTGCACATCGTCAGCAATGATCTCTGTGCTGTAATGGTCAACGCCATCGCGATTATACTTCCGAGTGCGAAGCATTCCCTCTATATAAACCATGCTGCCTTTTTTAACGTACTCGCCAGCAATTTCTGCCAAGCGACCAAATACCGTTATCTTGTGCCATTCGGTTCGTTCTTGTCGGTCGCCGGTTTGTTTATCTTTCCACGTTTCACTTGTAGCAATGGAAAAATTACATGCCGCGCTGCCATTAGGTAAGAAACCGCATTTTGGATCACTGCCTACGCGCCCCATCACTATTGCTTTGTTCACACCTCGTCTACTCATAATAATTCTCCTATTTTTGTCTGGTTCAATGTGTACTGTTTTACTTTTGTTTTTCCATTGCCGTAGCGCGTTGGCACTTCAATCCATTTTGAATCGATCAACCAACCAACTTCTTTCAAGTCAGTCAGTCGTCGATGGAATGAAGCAATGCCTAAACACTCAAGCGCCTCGACCGCTGTGATCGCTCCTCCAGCGATTAAAAAATCCAGCAAGGTTTTTGCTTGCTGGGTTCTTTCTGTTTGCTCTGGCGCTTGCGGTACGGGTTCTGGCTCCGGTTCTTTTGGCTTTACTGTTTTTGTTTTTGGCACAATAGGATAGCCTAACAAATCGAACTCCTGTGGCTCGTTCATGCGTCACCGCCTGCAATTTTCACTGTCCACGATGAACTGCTTTTCTTTCTGAACGGTTCAAGATCAACTCCGGCTAGTTGCGGCACTTTGGCATAATCGATCGCGCCTTTTCTTTCTGAACTAAAAATAGTCACGCCGCCGCCTTTACATTTTTTCTTATCTGCCAACTCAATCAGCCGCGCTTTTATTACGTTCTGGCGTTCTTCGAGCTTTTTAATTTGATTGCCGAGAGCAACGTAGTCATCGGCTGCATCCAGAAAAGCATCATCCTCTCGGATCACATAACCTTCCTCCAATTCAGTGAGCATTGGATTGTACAGATCAGGATTAAACAAAACGCTTTGCAGCAGTTCCCAAAACGCTGTGATCTTTTCGATGTTAGCCAGCAACCAAAATTCGTTTCTCGGCACAACTACCCAATCAACACCGAGAGTAGTCCATACGACAAACACAGTTGCTTTCTTATCGCCGCAAATCATTTGCCATTGCATCTGCGCTTCATAATCAGGATGCTCGGCAAGATGTTGTGCTGCGTTTGCTTCTGCGTTGCGTTTACCGAATGGGCATTTTACTTCCACAAAATAATCGGTTTCCAATTCGATTGCATCGGGCGAAGCGCCGACTTTTATTTCTTCAAGATCGCCAGCATAGAACGGCGCTTGTTCGAGCGTGCGCGTTTCGCCGAACTCCTCCATCGCTGCCAAGTATTTAACCATTGCCACGCTTTCATTGTCCTTTCCCCATTGCGTTGCTATGTTGCCTTTGAACTCGCTTTCTGCACCATGTACTGCGCGAACTATCGAGCGCAATGTATCTGCAGGCTTTGCAAATTTACTAAGGCCGAGAATTGCACCAACGGCGCTGCCGGTAATTCTGCCAATACGTTCAGGCGAAAGATCAGCGGCGGTTTGTTCGTGTGTAGTTACATTTACAATTTTCATTTTTTATTCCTCTGTGGTTTGCCAGTGTCCGACTGGCGGCGGTTACTCGATTAAACTTTTGGTTGTGGTTGGTTTGCAGCGCGGCGCATTTTTTCGCGCAATGCTTTTGTGGCTTCTGCAAATTTGATAAGCGGTAAATCTTTCACGCTATCAATTCCATAGGCTTTGCAGAATTTTATTTTGTCGGCTCCAGCTTCATCAAGCAGCGCATTCAGATTCTTAAAATCCTCCTCGCTGATTTTTATTTCTTCGACTGGTTTGTTTCTGGATTTTTTTGCAGCAGCTTTTTTCTCTGCTTGTCCTTCGTCGCCTTCGTCGCCTTCGTCGCCAAGATAGAGCGGCTCGTCGCCTTTGAACCACAAATCCAACGCCGCACCGAATCGCATAGCCGCATTTCTCAAAGCATCGCCAATGCGTTCTTTCATTGCATCGCCGCCCGTCTTGCCGCCGCCATCGCCATAACCAAGGCGCGTTACACCGCACACTGTTAACTTGATCCAGAAACCACCGTCTTTGTCGATGACCGGATTACCATCGGCACCAATGGCAAAAAATTCCCATGTCCAGTACGGATCGCAATCGAGCAATCGATTGGTTAATGCTGCGTGACCAACATAATCCAGATGGACTACATTAGGATGATGGAACGCGCCGCAAATTTTGCACTTAATGCCTTTGCTCCAATCCGCTTTTACTTCGTCGGTTTGTTTTTTTGTCGGCTTCGGAAGTTTGCTTATCTGACTATCATCAAAAGCACTTCTCAATAATTTTAAGCCAACTAGATTTTCTTCTGTGTTGTTGGTTTGTTTTGTTTGCTCAGTCATGTTTTTTTCCTCTGTTGTTTCCAGCGTCCGGCTGGAGCGGTTTTTTTAATACTCGGTTACTTAAAAAATCAACGAACTCGCTTTCCGATAGATCGGTCACATCGCTATAGCCAGCGATAGGTTTTTCTGACCATCGGCAAGGCGAATGCAAATCTGGATGACAGTAGTATCTATTTTCTTGCGTTGTCATGGCGCAAGCACTCCAGTTGCTTGCACAAGTTGTTGCCGCGCAAGATCGAACGTGGAAGCATTGGGCATCACGGTAACAATGGGCTTGCCATCATGGAACCATTCTGTGTAGGAGCGGTACACTGCTATTACTGCGACTGCCTCACGTTCCGGCGAGTCGGTATGATAAGAAAACGTGACAAAAAATCCCGCTTCTTTTATTTGAAGGACAGTCTCAAAAAGCCGTCCGGTTATTTCGCGTTCTGTTTGCATTGTAAAATCCTCAGTAGGTGAATTATAAATCAAAGTCAATCATACCAATAAATTATTTCTATCTTCTGCCTCCTTTTTTAATCGCTTAAACATTATTCTGAGTTCTTTTAATTCTTCAATTGTCCATCGTTTGACTTCATGGTTATTTTCCAGCATCAAAACATTATCAAGGCCAATTTTTTTTATAAGATTTGGCCTGTATTTTGTTAGGTTGCCAGACTTCTTCATGTTGCAGTTCTGATTGCACTGCTTATGGATATTCAATGGATTAAATCTGAGCGCAGAGTTAACGCCTTGCGGCCTGTAATGCCCCGCGCAGTATTGAACGTCCTTTTTAGTGCGGCACGATATACAAGGCTCGAAGCGATCGCGCTCGCGGATATAAGCATTGCAATCCACTTGCGTTTTTTTAATCAACCACTTCAAGTCGTTCTCGTTTAACTCAATTACTGCCTTTCTGTTTTCCTTTTTTCTGGCTTTCTCCTTTTTTTCGTTGTTCTTTTTAATCAATCCAAGCGCACAGTTAAAGTCGCAAACTATCTGACCAACCTTTTCTGGCTGGAAATGTTCTCTGCAAAATTTACACTTGGGGTTTTTCTTTGGCTTCGGCGATCGCATTACCTTGACCACCTGACCATTGAGTTTTTTTCTTAACACAACAACTTCGCCGGTCATGCAAAATCGAGAATGCTTTGCACCCATGCCTCTAGTTGCTCGCGGGTTTGACTGATAGCGATTTTCTGCAAGCCGTAATCTATTGTCCTAGAGTACAGTTGAGAAAATTCAATTTCGTCCATATTAGCAAACGATATTGACTTAGCTTCTGCTCTCACTTCGCCTTTAAGGTTTACTACCAGATCATAATGACCACAAGCAATCGCAATGTCTTTTCTAAATCGCTCACGGTTTTTTAATACTGGCTCACCTTTGTACTCAACTGGCGTAGGCTCAAACAGATTGAACAATATATCCAGCAACGCAAAATACTTGCGGTGGAATTTTGCATTGCGCGGCCTTTTTATTTCTACTCGGTACGTTTCTCCATTTTTAAGTGCAGCTATTGCTTCCATGTCGCTCTCACTTGTTGGAACAAGCATGCCGTTTTTCTTGTTAAAAAATATCTCAGCCATGCGACCACCTTTCCATTGTCAAATTGCGCGGCGGTTTAGGAATCAAAAGACGCAATGTAAGACGACAAGGCCGTTTGATGATAATTTCCGTAGTAGGCAACGCATCCAATTTCTCACGAAGTTTTCTGTCTCGCTCGTTCAATGTTTTTTCTGCGCGTTCATCACTGGAGCGAATTGAACAAGCAACACAATTACCGCTACTAATATACTTAGTAGTCGTTCCATCATGTTTGCACGCCCTGCCTTCTCTTGTTGGTGACTTAACTATTCGATCGATCTTATCCATCACTCAGTCCTCGGTGGTAGGTTAAATACATCAAGCGTGCCATCTGCGTTTATTCCTTCACGCCAAGAAGTATCGGTGTGTTTTTGAATAAATGATTCTGCCCAACTTTTATCAGTATGCTCTGCAATAAAAGAAACGCTTTCCCGACTCATTTGATTTTTCAACCAATCCGCTTTGAATCCAGCCCAACCATTACCGGCTGAGATCAAGATAGCTTCTGCAATAGTGATGCCAGCCTTGTCTGCTTCACGTTGTATTTGATCGAGTGCGGTTTGTGTAAGCGGTAAACGCCTCGCCTTACGCACTGCCAGATAATCAAACGCGACTTGCTCACTAACACCTAATGCCATCAATCCATCAACACCAGTGGCGCTTATGCGCCCCGATGCCTTGGCAGCGGGTTTATGTGTTTTGTTATTTGTTATTTGTTTATTGTTATTTGTTAATAATTGCCTTTCTTTTGGGTTGCCAGTCGGTTGCGAGTGGGTTTTCTCCTTACTCGCAGTTGACTCTGCGGCAGGTTTATCACTGACAGAACGCGCCTTTTTCACCAATGTTTTGCTCGGTACTACAGACACCGGCTCGACAATACCGGAAACCTCGGAAACCGACTCTAAGCCCCCCTTAGTTTTCGCTAACCGCGTGGGTTCCGATTGGGTTTTGCTGCCTTTCGGCCTGCCGCCTTTTTTCCCGTTCGCTCGATTGCGTTCGCTTTGTGCTTGATAGGCGGCGATCTGAGCGTGGCATTTTTCATTGAACCAACCATCGGGGGTGCGCTCGAAAAACTCGCTCAGAACGGCCTGTGCTTCGTCCTTGTTGATCCTCAAGCGCCGCGCTATCTTTCTGATGTCGTCTGGTATCGGCTTCTCTGTGTCCATGTAATGATCGATCAAGCGCCGGTACGTTAAATCCTCCAACGGTGACAGGTGCGCGGTGGCTGAGTAGTACGCTTTGATATTGAATTGGTAGTAGTGCATGGGGAACTCCTTAGTGTGCTTTGTCGATGATCGCTTGCTCTGCAGCATCGTGATCCGCTTTGGTCATTTTCTTTTCAAGCCACGGTGCAGGTCTGCCGCGCCTGTCGAGAACGTCATACTCTATTTCTGTGTAGCCGTAACAATCGTCCGAACTGTCAGCGTAGATGCCGAGCGGCTTTTGTTCGAAAAAATGTGTTACTGATAACAGACATGGAATGCCTTGGATGCGGTGTTCAATTTGCGTAGTCATGTTTTTGCTGCCTTAAATTTTTTCCTTTCTTCAAGCATTGCGTCTGCCATTTTATAAGACATCGAAGCAACAAAATTTTCTACTCCTCTTTCTACTGGATGACTTCTGTCTGTATAACGTGCTAACCAACCTTGTAACGCTTTAGCAGCAAAATAATCACGAATAGTTATTCCTGTTTCTCCATATTCAATTTGTCCGTTAGCGTGATAAACGTCTGGCGTAGGAAAAGCTGACTCTTTTAATTTGCTCATATTAAATCTCCCAATCTTTATTTGTCGGCTCGGTGATTATCGAAGTACAACGCTGGAACGGCATGTCCGGTCGCAGGCCAGCCGCTTCGATAGCGAATCGTCTTGACTCTGCAGGAGTTTCGCCAATGCCGAGAAACGCTTTACCGCCTACGCGGATCATTGATTGGTAATCGCCAAAAGTTGCTGCTCGTTTTTCTTCGCGTTGAGTAGTCATTGTTTTTCTCCTTGTTTTTTTACTGCATCACTCATGCCGGAAATAATTGTTTTGGTCATGTCTGTGCCATTAGCATCGCCCATGCGTTTGAGCAGCAAAGCGATAACGCCCATGCCCAACTCGCACACTTCAAGGTTTCTAGTTTTGGCAACGCTAATAATGAACTCCTCAACCGCATACGTTGCGTCTGCGATTTTGTTTAACTCGTCTTGTGTTGGTAAAGTCATTTTAATTTCCTCAGTTGTTTGGTTCGGAATGAACCAGATAGCACACTGAGAACAATGTGCTACTGCTTTATTCAGAACGGAATATCATTATCTTCTGCAGGTTGAATAAAAGGCAGGCTTAACAATGCAGCACGTCTGTTTTTTATTTCATTCAGCTTTTTGTCAAGTTCGTTTGCCGCTTCGATTTGCATTTCTTTTTCCAAAATATCAAGAACTGCAAGCTGATCCTCAACGGTCGGCTCAAAAATTTCTGTTTCCAAGTCAAAAGGTTTTGACGCTGGAAGGAAGTCTTTACCATGACCATGTGCCATCGTGCCATCTTCTTCAAACCAAACATTGGCAAGAATAATCCACTCAAAATTTACTTTTATATTTTTAACGTAGCAATAGGTTGACTTAAAGTATTTTTCCATTATCAAATCCTCAGTTGTTGGCTCGATATTGAACCAGTCAGCACACTCTGTAGAATGTGCTGCGTTGCTTCAATTCATTGTTCTGTCCTTTCTGAATGCCATAGCAAATAATGCCTGCTCAATTTCCTTTTGAGCCTGTACGTCTATATCGATGCAGTTCGTTTTGCCATGCTCTCCCATTATTTTAATCGAGAGCCTGCCGTTGCTTGCGTTGCTTGCAGGAAACGGGCTGCACTTCACTAGCTGCGCTTCAATGTAACTCTGGTTTGTAGTTTTTACCGGCTCAATACTCATGCTGCCTCCACTTTTTCAAATCTACTTGAGTGGCAGGAATAATGTTTCTTGCCATCTGTTACCGTGATATACGGCCTATTTTCGAAAATTCCTTCTTCTTCTTCATCATTTGCGGCTTCATAAATTTTACCTACTTCTAACTCTGTCAAATCCCTTGCTATGATGCACTTCAATTTGTCGCCTTTTTTGAAGCCATTTAGATATGGATTGCTCATGCCGCTTTCTCCTGCTTCGTTTTACGTTCGCCAGTCAAAATAAAATCAACCGCTGCTTGTGCTTTGCTCGCTGCATTAAACATAGCGCGAGGCTCTTTCTTGCAGCGTTTAATCCAAGAAGAAAGATACTCGGCGTGATCCTTGCGAGGCTCAACACACAAACCGCACTGCGCTAATAAAAAAGCAGCTCCAATTTCTGCCACCAATTCTTCAAAAGCGTACTCCTCTGTGGTTGATATTCCCACAGAAGGAAAGCGATCCATTCTTGATGAGTGGCCGCTCCAATGCGTTAACTCATGCAGCAACACCGAGTAGTAGCCTTCGGTTGTCTCAAACTGTTTTAGCAATGGCATTCCGATTTTATCGCGTGAAGGCGAGTAGAACGCTTTGTCCTGCGCTTCCCATTCAATGTGCGCCTTGGTTTGTTCGATAATTGTTTCCGCAGCAGCAAATTTTTCTACGTCCGTTCTTTCTTCAATGCTTTCTGGTTCGTAACCTTCAACTTGATTGGCTGAAAAAACCGTGAAGCAATTTGGAAACATGCCGCTATAGATTGCATTCTCGCCATCTAATTTTATGCTCGGCACTTCTTGCGAAAAATTCACCCACTTAATGCAGCCAATTCCTTTCTCGCCTTTCTTTACTTTCGCGCCAAGCTCTTGCCACTGTTTGAATGTAGCCCACTCACCGCCGCCCATGAAGCCGAGTAGTAAAGCGTTGCCGCCTTTGTAGCATTGTTTTGTTTTTGCGTTTGATGCCATACCGAAGCCGCCACCAATCCACGGCTTTGTCCAGTTGCCTTGCGCTTCTTCCATTGCTTCGATCAGTCGTTCAGTAACTCGCTCGAAAACATCGCGGCGAGATTCGTTTGTTTTTTCTGTTTTCTTTTTCATAATTAAGTCCTCAGTCAGTAAAAGTCATGGTGAACCGGATGCCTGCTTTCTTGTCGGCCTTTCTGCGCGCCTTGCTGCCAGCGGGTAATGCTTCGCGCTTATCGGCCTTGGTCATTGGCTGGCTGGCTGATTTTTGCTTTTTCATAATTCAGTCCTCAGTAGTTGCGGCTCAGAGTGAACCAAAAAAGGCACTGCCGTTAAGCAATGCCTTTCGATGTTTTACTCTGGATAATTTTTCGCTTCACAGCGTTGGCACAACCTTCACAGGTTTTGCTTTCGTTTTTTAAGTTGTTGTCGCTTCTCAGCGAGTGGGGTTTGCTCTGCACTTTTTTGGCTGATCGCCTTGAGCCTGCATCACTGACAATTATCGTCTGCCGTTGACGTGTGAAACATGCCGCTTACCAGCGGTTCCGAACTTTCTGCCCAAGGTGCCTACCGGCAATGCCTTCGTGAGTCGTGGGGGCATACTGTGGTTCGTTTATGCAATACAAGGCACTTGCCCTGTTGCGTCATTATATACAACCCACTCGGTTTGTAAACCACCATATAAATCAACCAGTTACGGCAGGCGTGGGCGCGGATCAGGCATAAAAAAGGGCGCTTGAGGTCGCCCCGCGTCAATCATGCACGCCAAGGCAATGGCTAAGAAAAAAGGATACCGAACTGACGAACCGCAGAAAGCACAGCATTTGCCAGCACTTCGGCCATGCCGTCCTCTTTGCACCAGCGGTATAAATCGCTATCTGCGTTCAATCGTTTTTGCTTTGGTATCGCGCCAATAGATAACAATTGATAGAGAGCATCATGCCCCGCGCTGCCGCGCATAATTTCCTTGGTGTCTGGACAGAAGGTAGCGCCGTTCCATGCGTAACCTTTTTTGAGTATCAATCGGCCATCATCCCATAGAGTGATGTACTCAGTTTTGCAAGCGATACCGCGAATGGAAGTTTTAAGAGTTAACGAATCGGTCAATCTGTACTTCCATTTTGCTAGTGACTCGTATTTTATTTCCATAAAGATTTTAGTTCTTTAATAATTTCTATAATTGATTTTCCGCGCATGCGTTCAAACCAGACAAACACGCCGCCAATCAAACACCATGCAGGCAGGCCGCACACAAAAGAAATTCCGATCAGCGTATAAACTGCAGTGCTGACTCCAGACATATCTCCAGACATTGCTGCGGCAACAATTGCATCGACAAAACCAAAATGCTTGCCAACATAATTGCCGCCGCAGATCGAAGCCATAGCAGTAGACATAAGGCACACAAACAAATTGCGCTTTCCATTCGGTGCAGTAGCAGCCATCACTACCGATACACAACCAATAGCGCCGACAACTAAACCTAAAGCAGTATATTTTACTGCTGCCAAGCTCGCTGCTTTGCCTGCTGTACCGGCTGCTACTACACCTTGCGCTGCTTGCTGTGCGTCATTCATGTCCACCCCTAATCCCCTTGTGCGCTTCATGCGCTTACATCATTAAACTTCTACTGAAGCCGGTGCAGGGTACAGATCAACAAAATCATCCGGTACGCCTTCGCTCATGGATAGACCTACAACACAGTTTTTAACCAGTAATTGCACGCCGTTTCCTTGATCGAATTTTATGAACGCATTTGGATTGCCATTGCAATCATCTGACGGCTCCATCGTTACACCATCGCGCACAATTACGCCGCGAAAAAAATGGCCGTTATGCTCGAACTCTTTACTGAATAAAATTTTTGCAAGAATCATGTGTAGTTCCTCATTTTATGGTTTGTTTATTGCCTTCCAAGTTTAATACCAAGCCTGCAGAAACGCCAAGCCTTAAAAAATAATTACTGCCGACTGATCGTTAGATGATCTGCACCATAGGCTTTCTGTGCCAAGCACAGCTATCGCTTGAGCAGTTCCGGTTATTGTTATTCCACCAATTCCATCTGCAGGAGCAGGAGCGCCAACTTTTACTACGCCAATAATCGGTGAGTTTCCAGCGGCTTGAATGCTGCCAGTAAATGCACCGCTGGCAATACCGTTATAAACCAGAGTCCATGCTTGTGTTACTGCTACAGGTGCGCGAGTTGCCATAATAATTTCCTCGATCAGTATTTAATTATGTAGCTGAGAGCCACGTTCTTCGGTCTGGTTTCAGAACCACCAGTAGAACCAGTGGATTTGCCAGAACCATTTACCCATACCGCGCCTGCTGCTGTGGCATAGGTAGAATTTTGCGCGGCAATAGAGTGAGTGTGCGCTTTCAATTCGTCTTGCTGATCTGTACCGAACACACGACCGGAGTCAACACCGCGACCAGCATCGAAACCACGAATAAACATACCGCGCAGATCAGGCACTTCGCCTACGGCACCGAACTGTGTACCGCACAATGCAATGAGCGCAGGAGATGCGCCTACGGAGCCATCACACAGTTGCCAGCCTGTCGGCGCTGTAATGGATGGGTAAGCAACAATCGCGCCCACAGGCGCAGTGATAACGGCTGCGACTTGGTTTTTTACAAAAGCAGTGGTAGCAAGTCGTGTCGAATCATCACTAGCTAATTGTGTCGGCGCTGTTGGATTGCCGGTGAACACAGGCGAAGCTCGCTCGATCAGACGGTTATACGGATCGATCCTCGTCCATTTTGTTGCATCGCTTGGCAGCGCAGTATTTGCATCTTGCAGACTCATAAAAACATATTTAACGCCGGACACATCATACAAGCACATAGCATTTTTGGCGTAAGGAAACGGCACGCCGCCATTGTCTGCAGTGGTAATAAAATCAGGAGTAGCATTCTCTTGATATTGTTTAAGCGCGGCAGTCACTATATTAAAAAGATAGTTCATATTGCCGCGATCTAAACTCAATCCGGTAGTGTTCGGGTCTTGGCTATAGCGTGAAGGATAACCAAAATCAAAATTCACCGAGCCGCTAACATCGGTTTCTGGAACAGTCGTTTTGTCGCCGTTAATAGCGAATGGCGTTTTGATGTAAGTCATTATGTTTCTCTCCTAAAAAAGTTCGGCAATACTGTTGGTTCAAAATTCAAGTTCTTCTCATCTGGCGGCGCGGTAGCATCAATATCAAAACCAAAAGAGAAAGTTTCCTGAACAACTATATTCATTTTTACTCCGCTCGGCCTGAGTAAAATATCCAACTGATTAAAAGCACTTACCAGCGATGGAGAAATGTTGTTCTTAAAATAATACGTCATGCTCATGTCGTAGTTATCTTTTACCCATGCTTTATTCTCACCGAATAAATAAACCAGCATTCTGTTTATCAGCGTAACGCTAGGCCGCATGGTTAATTGAAAGAAACGGCACTGCAATAAAATCCTTTGCTCCTCAAGAGAAAGCCCATCTATTGTGCCATTATTTCCAACGGCAAAGTTAGCTTGGTAAAAATTATGGGAGTAGCCATTGTATGTCTGCGGAGGCGTAATGACCGGCAGCGAGTACGGAGGATCAGCTAAACCAAAAGCCGGATAACCGGATGGCGAAGGGTCTTGAGTCGTATAGAGCGGCACGTTAAGAATAATTGACCAAATATAAAGACCGTCCTTGGTCGCTGTCGCCAGATTAAAAAATCCAGCAATCCATGCGTCGAAAAGCTCTGAGCAATACGCATCTACCCATGCCTGCTTCTGCAGCACAAGCGACTCCAGCGTTGCGGCTTTGTTGTACTGCCAAAGCAACGCCTGCGCTGTGTCGATTTTGAAGTCAAATTCTTTTATCTTCATGCCACAGTGACCGCTATGTTTGCTTCGGTTATCAGAGCTTTTTTATTCGTGTCTATGCTAATAGTGTAAAGCCATGTTGGACTTACGTTTTCAAGTGCCACTTGAACATTGCTAACAAATAGCAAAGGCGTTTGTGAAGTAATCGCGCCTGACAATTCAAAAGCAGAAACGTCTACGCCAATAGTCAAACCAGTCTCGCCATTTATTAAACCGTTCGCATAATCCAGAATGGCTTTTTTCACAAGAGAAACCGGATCAGATACACCGCCGCTTGCTCTTACAGTAACGCGCACCATCACTGGAACTTCATCTGGTCGATCGAACTTTACTTCGTAAACTTGTCCGGTTGAAGGACTTTCTACGTCGATTATTTCTGAGCCATTCCAATTGCAGCCTGCGGATTTTCCATACAGTAACGCCTCTGCAATTTGCTGATCGCTTCCACCATCAACACAAACCCAAATTGAATGCTCGACTAGCGAGATTCCTTCTATCGTTTGCGTAAAGTTTTCCACGTTCTCCAGCAGGCGAACGCTACGCACACCGGCCAGCGCGTACAGATAAGACATTATGGCTTCGTTAATGCCTGCGCCTTGTACCGCTAACTCATTGCGTCTTTGTGAGCGCGTGGTTTCGTCGCTGGCTTTTTCTGTGCCGATATAAAAAGCATCGTCTGGATTGTTTACAGTCTCCCAACCTACAGACGTGACTACGATTTTTGTCAGCATGTTTGCTACGCACTGAATAGCCCCGCTTTTTATTGCGCGAAAAACTCCAATGCCTTGCCCTGCATTATCAAGCACGACTGAATTGACCAGAGCAAACTGTTCTGCGTCTGCATCATCTACTGCGGCGATCGCACCCGCTGGAATAATGGCCGATGGAAAACCAGTCAGCAAAACATTGTCTACTTCTGTGTGTGTTGCTTGCTCGCGCTTGCCGCCTGTCAGCGCATAAATAGCGTCCAGAAAAACGCCTTCGGCGATGTTGGGATTTATCTGGTTGAAAATTTGCAGGATATTTGACAGAGCGCCGACTCGGTTCAAAACTTCCTGCGTCATTAGAACGCCTTGCGGAGTATCGGGAGAAAGAGATAATCCCGCGCCGAACGCTGCAATATATTCTTGCTGCACTTCATTTTGAATTTCCGAAGTTTCAGCAACGAGTACCCCTTGCGGGACTATAAAATCAATTTGAGCCATCTAAAATTGCCTCACCGTAAATCGTCAGAATTTTTGCTTGATAAGAAACGCTGTCACCGATAATGGCGGCATCAAAAGAAGTTACCGCTTTCACGCTGCTAATGCCTAGTAACTGTGTGTAAGCGGCAGCAATGTATTGTGGAAGTTTGCTACTACTGCGCCAGATAGTTTCAAAATTCGGCATGCCAAGTTGCTGATCCAAAACGCACTCGCCTTGCATAACCTGCAGGCGTTGAGCGCATTGCTGCAACGTGGAATCAATATCGTATGCCAGCACCATGTTTCCATACTGATCCAGATATAAGTCGTTGTCGTCATTCACTGCAAAACTAATTTGTGTCATTAGTTGTTCACCGCTGTTTTACCTGCAATCAATGTTCCAGAACCGTGATCGTGAACTTTGAGTGCTTTTGTTCCGGCGACTACATCGGTAGTGCCTGTGATCGTTCCGGCTACAGTAAGATTACCACTCATAGTTACCATGGGCGAATCTATCGAAACGCTGCCAGATGCGGTCACTTCAACATCGGGAGAAGTCACAGTCGCTTTTGTGGTTGCATTCACTTCTACTTCTGGAGAATTGACCGTTGCTTTTGTGTCAGCGTTCAAAACGATCTCAGGCGCGTTCACAGTCACTTTATCTGTAGCGGTCACGGTTACTTCGGTTGCGCTTACAGCGATGCGTGTAGAGCCGTCCAGCGTGGATAGCACTACAGAATCGGTGTCTGCGCCATCAATGGTATAGCCGCCCAATGTCTGCGGCAGAAAAAACCCGTTATTGAATGAGTGCATCCGATTAGTATTGGGCTGCTGTTCGGCGCTGGCCTGCAGATACAAACTAATATCGCGATCCACTGCTTTGATCCAGCCAAGATCACCGGCCTTTATCGGGAAGTTGAGCATGAAGCCGCCACCGGCTATCTGAAAAACCGGCACAGAAGCGATCTGAGCGCGACTAATCGACTTGCCATCCGTTCCTACCATTTTAATCATGGGCTGCACTGTGGCGCGATTGCTTGCCCTGTCGTATGCGATAACGATAGCAGGCAAGCAATTGTCCATGCCTTGCATAGTTTTCTTCTTGAAGTTCGCCAGCATGCCCGTCAGCGAGCCATCGTCTGCAGGATTGCGGGAAGGTTGATTATCGAGCAATGGCTCTGGCGGTTTACTGCTCGTCATAATGAGTACACTCAGCCATGTAGTAAAAATCGTTATCTCTCGACGCTACAGAAAAAGACAGCTTGTAAATTATATAGGTGCCGTCAGCGGTCGGCGTTGTCTCGCTGATTATTTGCAACGCGCCGCCTAGCTTTGTGCGCGGATCAATTAAAAAACGCACTTTAATTCCTTGCTCGGTGAACTCTGGTTTTCCAATCATGCCTGAATTTTTATTCAGAACGCGCTTGAAGTTGGGAATGGGCAAGTGAATATCTTTAACGACCAGCATGCCATCATCGATATAAGCACTCACAGCACCGGCATCGCCTAACTCATCGATCTGGCCTAGTGCTGAACCTGTGTAAGACGTGTTAGTAATCTGTTTATCTTTTGCAGAAAAACTTAATGCAACGCCTAAGTCCTTTGCAGTTTGTGCTGCAAGATCAGACAAGTTCATAACCGGCAATCCGGTTTTGGAAACAATGCGGCCTTTCTGATTGTCCAGAGTAAGAGCTTTGAATGTGATCCAAATATCCTGCGAATCGTCGTCTGAACTCATTGATACATCGCCAGAGTCAGCAGAATCGCCTTTCTCTTTTTGCTTTCCTTTTTTCTTTTTCTTGCCATCGTCCGGCTTATCTTCTTTAACGCTGATCGATTGACCTAACGCGCAGTAAGCAAAGTCGCCCTCAAACAAGCGGAAATAACCGTATGACTCGCGACCGACTTCAAGAAAGAATTGTTTTTTCTTATTGTTTTTATTGAACGGCGAACACTCAGTAAGTAAATAGTTTCGAGTATCTCGATCAAGATTGGCAATGGAAATTTCGCAAGTGTTGCCGTTTGCGTTGGCGTACTTTGTTCCCTTAGCAACAATGGCAAGGTTCTCGTAAACTTTGATCTGGCCGTTGATCTCAAAACCGACTCGAATTAAACGCTTATCGAGTACGAGTTCATCAACATTTTTTTCTGCTGCTGCTTGGTTCGGCATGTTAGAAATTCGATGGAATAGGGAAAGCCGGTAACGCAGCATCAAAATCTTCCGCATAAATTAGCAAAAGTATTTGACTGGTTCCGAACTTTTTATAATCAACCAGTTCGTTATCTAGGCCATAGACCATAAAATATCTGTCTGGCATTGCATCAACTGGATAAACTATTGGCGTATTTATTACAGCTCTCGCGCCGAGAACTACATCAACATTGTCCACCACAATATCAAAAGACACAGTGCCTTTCCGCGTTTCTATGCGGATTTCGTACTGCACTTCGCGATCTACAAAAGTGATTCTCTGGTTAGGTGTTGCGTATATTGGTATGGTTTTCATAGCGCAGCCTTGAGCCAGTCTTTGCCCTGTTTAAGCAAACCATTTTCTCTGACTGTTTCCTGAACCGCTGGAGAAGTTTGCGAGGATTTAACTTGGCCTTTTTCTTTTGTCGAGGCGTTTGTTTTTTCCTTCACCTTACGCGCAGGCAAAGGCTCAAAAAAAGCCGTAACAAATTCTACTTGCTTAAAGCCGATAGTAATTTTCAGAGTGTCCAGATCGTCCGGCGTTTCTTCATGCGGCAAATCCACCATCATCATGTTCTCGTAAGATTGGGCGCGAGTGTAAATATAAAAAAGCGTGCCTAGCAGATACGCCTGTTTGATTTCTTTATAAACGCTTTGATATTGTGCGCCGCCGATTACAAAATTCATGGTGATTTCTATAGGCAGAATAATTCTATGGTCAGTAATTACCGCGCCAGTTTCTAATGGATGCTCCATATTTTTGCTCGGCTCACTCACCGAACAATTTAATGGACGCGCATCAATAAAAACCTGCTGCCAACTATCATCCCAAATCCCTACAGAATCTTCCTTGCTAGTGTTTATGTTTTTAATAATGTCTACTAGGCTCATATATGCACACCATCATCGTTCTGTGCGTTGGCATCGTTGATCGCCTTGGTGATCGCATCTTGCACAGCAGTACCAATTCCAGCGGTGTCGCTGGCTTGTGTGTTCACTGTTACATCGCCGACAGTTACATTTGCAGGCTGTCTATTCTTTTCTGCTTTCGCCATCTGTTCAGCTTTCTGCGCACGCGCAAGGTCTTTTAGATTTTCATTCAAACCACCGAATACGTCACCGATATCAGAACCTATACTCTTTGCTCCTCCTATAAATCCATCGTAATGAGGATTTCTGTTTCTTTCTGCAATTCTATCTGCTGCCTTCTTGCCAATTATTTTGTCTGCAATTTTGCCCCCTTTTTCAATAACTTCATCGAACCATTTTTTCAATTCTGTCAATCTCTCTTTAATTCTGTCGATTGAATCGAATAGGTTTTCTTCAAACGTAGTCCAAGAACCAAAAATATCCCCCATCACTGACGGCATGCCTTCTTGCCAATTTTTTATATCTTCATAGATCAAAGCGAATGCCGCAGCAATTAAAACTGCAGCGAGAATCACCATCAACATAGGAGCCAGTGCTTTCCATGAAGTAACGCCAACGGCTTTTGCGATCGCATTTAATAATCCGAACTCTTTTACTAGAGTTGCCATTGCGAAAACCGCTTTTCCTGCAATAAAAGCAGTGTAAGCAGCTCCGAGTGCCATGATTAAATGCTGGTGATCTTTGATGTATGGAATAGCCGCCTTCAAAAATTCGCCAACTTTTTTGAATGCAGGAATTAAAAACAACGCAAGCTGTCTCCACAATCCTTGAAAAGTTCTATTCAGCGAATCGCTTTCGTCGTCATACTCGGCAATTAGTTTCGCATCTTCATCTGTGAGCTTTCCAAATTTTTCCTGCTCTTTGATAAGTTTTTGCAATTCTTCACGACCGCCGCGCAGAACGGAAATAGTAGCGGGATCAATACCTAGCTTTGCGCCCTGTCCTTGTGCTTCGCCTTCGGTCATTTTAGAAAGCGCGTCTGCCAATGGATTGATTAGCTCCATTGCATTGTTATAACTGCCTTCGTTTATTCCCATTTCTTTGAAAAAATCGTGAGCTCGACTTGTGCCTTTTACTTTGAACATTTCCATGTTCATCTGCAAACCTTGCAGCGTGTTTTCAAAGCCTTCCGCGCTTCCTCCTGCGTCTTCCATAACTCGAGACACAACATCAAGATCGCCAATAGAAACGCCCATGCGATCAGCAGCTTCGCGTGTGCGGTTCATTTGCTCGGCAGTAGAAAATAATTTTTCGTTGAGCGTGGAGATTGCAAGATAGCCGCCAACCATCCCTGTTGCGCGACTAATTAAACCAGCAAGTGCGCCTTCTGCTTTATCAGCTTTCCCTGTAACGAGAGTTAAAGCATGCTCGGCATCGGATGAATCGCCTCTCAGTTGAAAATATAGTGACTCAATGACAGACATTTTTTTTCACCTTTTGTGCTTTTTTTCGTAGTAGTCATTTGCTGCCCACTCGTTATAGCGCGGAATTACTATGGCCTCCCATATTAAAAACGCATCTTCTATTGAGTAGATTGTTCTGAGTTCGTGGAGACTGGCTTTTCCGCTGCTGACAATTGTTCCTGTAATCCCATCACAATTTGCAAAATTTTTTGTGGGAGCATCGCTTGTAACCTTGTCAAGAAAGGCGAGAGGCTCCCTTGTACGAAAAAACCTAAATTGTACTCCAGCATTTCCGTTTCCAATTTAACGCCCATAGCAAAGTCGCCGCCGATGTGATTATCGATTAGCGTCTGAGTTGAGAGCGGAATTTCTATTCCGTCTTTTGTAACTACGCAGACATAAGCCATCATCTTTAAGTATAGATCATGGTTTTTTTCGTAGCTGCCGAGGAACGGTGCGCCGGTCGGAAAGTATTGTGTTAATACCTCACGACCTGCAGCACCAAACGGCAATTTAGAAATGCGGAATTTTTTAGTTCCGCTTTCACCAGTTACTTCTATATCTTTCGGTTGCAATAACATATCTATTCCTCGTCATGTGAAGGCATCAATTAAAAAGCGCGTTTTGCGTCTTCAAAAGTAAAACCGTAGGTTTTCGTTTTCATGCGACCGGCGCTGGCAATGCTGTTGCTCGGCATGCCGTCTGTGATGATCCCTGTGGTAAGAATGATCGTGCGGCCATCTGGATATACACCAGTCAGCGTTATCACATCACGCGCTCCACGATGGCCTTTTGCCACTCGGTTTGCATCAAACAGAATGCCGAGATTTACGTCATCAATGCTGTCAGGAATGACAGAGATCGTCATTTTAATCGGCATTGCTTTCGACCATTTAACCATGTCGCCATTCACGCCCATCGCCGCTTCTGCAATTTGCATGGACGGAAGATCGAACGGATCGCCATCATCTGCAAACTGAGTAATCGGGAAACCAGCCGGATAAGTTTCGCTGGCAATGAGCCAAACTTTTAAGCCAAAACCTGAAATATCTTGAGCCATTTTTTTTCTCCCGAAAAATTAAATCAGAACGTCCGAGCCTTCAACTTTGCGGATCGCATCGTCTTTGCTGTAGACCAAAAGATAGCGAGCTTTGTAGTCGCCGGTAATGGTATCGCGCTCAATGAAAACATCGAGCCAATAGCCTGTATCTTGCACTTGTCTCCACGAATCAGGCGAGCCAGTGATGCTAGTAATATAGGCTTTCTGTGTGTTGGTTAAAATTTTGCCAACACTGATTACTCCGTTGTACAGCGCAAGATTTACTCGCGACTGAATAGTGGAGAGAATCACACCGCGACCTTGTGCATTGGCGCTGACTTTACCCAACGCCAACAAGATATTCATAAGCGCAACGGCGATGTATTCCTTGAACCAGACTTCATTCGCGTAAGTACCGATATCTGTTGCGTCATCTGCACCGCCTGTCATGTAACCGCGCTGATAGAACGAGATCAACTTTCCGGCTGTCTGTGTTGCACCGTAATAGTTGATTCTCAAACCATCAAGCAGATCAGAAGTATATGTATCAAAAATAACCGGCATTACATCGGCTTGCTGAAACATATAATTCTGAGAAGCGTCAGGACGGTTAAAGTCTGTCGCTGCCAGAACTACCATAGGAATCAGCGCAGCATTAGGCGTTGATTCTGACGGAGCAAGTGGATTTTCAATCACAGTCGTAGCAGTGCCGCTCAATTCAACAATATCTGCAAACGCAGCAAGATTTTCTGAATCAATACCGAAACAAAAAATAAAATTGTTGTTGTAGGAATTGTTCTCCGTTGCAATAGCAACAACTTGCTCTGCGGTGAGATCATCAATGAAAAAGAAACTTCCAAAATTGTTATCGTTTTCCACGTCTTTAGCAAAAGCAACATCTGGTTCTTGGCCTTTTGCGCCTGCAGAGTTGATCGCACAAACCTCTGTGTAGACAAGATAAGCGCTATTGCCTACAAGACCTCTCCAGCGAATCAAATTGATAGTGTCGTTATCGCCAGAAGCGCTATCAGCATACACTTCGATAGGCGTTTCAGTGTTGTTTGTTTCGCCGCCTGTAAAGATAAAATTGCTGCCATCACAAGTTACAGTGCAAGCAGTCCAGTTCGCACCGCTAGATGCTCCTGCAGCGCGGATAGCTGCTTGCAGCACCGCAGCAATATCTGCGTAAGTGATTACTGCAGAAAAATCCATGCCTGTGATGATGTGACGAGTGCCAGCGATAGAAACACCAAAAGCTGCGCCGACTGTTAAAGCAGCAAAGGAAGCAATTGAACCAATTTTTGAGCCGCCAATAATGATCGGCGCAGTGTTGGCAGGATTCCAACGTGCAAAAGAAATAATCTTCGGCTTCGTGACTTGCTTGCCAATGAAAGAAAAATAGAACAATGAGTAATTATGCTCTGGCGTTGCTGCGCCAAAATACTTCGATACAGAATTGGCATCGGAAAATTCAATGACAGTTCCGGTTGGTATCTTGACGTTCTGATCATAAAAACGGCCACCGAATTGTCGAGCAGGAACTTGATCTGCTCCACCGACTCGACTAACAATATCTACATATTTCTTAAAGCGAATAGCCATTTTTCACACCTCGTAAATTTCTGCTGTAATGTCTGTGACAATTTCAGCGGTTGATAAAATAATCTGCTGGTAAGTAATTGTAAAATCAAAAGACGGAACTTGCTCGTTCTTATCTTGATCGTCTACAACATACCCAATCCGCAGTGGTTGAACTCGTAAAATACCAATGCTCTCAGCACGCAGCTTTTCAATGACCGTTCCAGTCTGCATTATGGCGGCTACTCTGTCCACATAATCAAACGCTGTAAGAGCGTCTGAATCGGCAGGATTTTGTAGAGCCAGCGCATCGACTTGATAGGTTCTCTCCAGCCAGTACGATTCTCGCTTAATCATTTCAGAACTGAGTTCGTCAAAGTAACTCACGTCCTCTGGAAAACCATACCGCTTACTATCGATCGAATGCAGCAGCACAGTTGCCTTCAAGGGTGCGCCTTGCTCGGTCGGCTGGTACGACTGCTGCACTTCTGCATCAATGCCCCACGCCGTCAAGCCTTCGCGAATAACGCGAAAAAGCACCGCCATAATTTCGTTATCTGTTCTCATACTGGAGCCACCGGCATTTCCACTTGTACCGCAATCAATGCCACCCAACCATCGATATTGAACCAAGCATCTTCACCGATGACTTGAAACCGGCGATTGTTCCAGCCAATTTGGTCGGACGTTCTATCGCGAGTCACGTCGATCACATCGGCAGAAACGTGGATCGAGATATAGTTTTTTGCGTAGTCCAGACCTTGCTGCTGGTATGCCTTGCGTGGAACCGCCTGTATCGAGCCATACAGCACGACCGGATCAGCGTATGCAGTCACATAGAGGCCGCGCTCATTGTTCGTCCTAGAAGCATAGGCGTAGTAATCGAACGGCTGCGAAGCGATTACCGATAGCGCCATGTTGAGCAGGTTGCCAGTTGGCACAATCATCTTGCTTTCCTTGTGCCGACTTCATGCGTTACAGCATCAAACATGGTGCCGGTGTCTCGCAGTGGTTTTTCTATCCCTGCGGTTGATCCTTTGCCACCGTTCGCCAGTCGTCTTTTTCTGGCATCAATGGTGGCAGTCTTCAATGCCGGAGTGCCGACTTCGGAGATCGTTTGCTTCACGTCACCGGCTGCAGCAGAGCCTACTTGCTCGAACACTTCTTCTACTGGCAATTTCCCCCGAGCGGCCAGTGAAAAGCCTTGAGCAAAAGCCTTCGACCATTTATCCACGTCTGAGATAACCGTGGTACGCATGAATGAGCGCATCGGTATGTTCTGTGAAGGCACACCATATTCGTGAATGGCAGCAATGTAAGCAACCGGAGTGCCATCGTCATAACGAGAGTTTTCAAAAAAACCTACGCGAGCTTCCAGCGTGTCGATTTTTTTTAATGCACGCTCGAAGGAGTCTGATTGTTTTGTTCTTTTGATTGAGCCTTTTATCATTGCTCTGCACTCAATAAAAAACGCCACCAATTTTGCGAAAACCTAACCGTTCCGGCAGTCCACCAACTGCTAAACCACCAACGCCTTTGACACTTAGCAACGCTGCAAGCTGCGCTCCGTAAGGTGTCATGTAGAGCCAATACTGGAACTGTGTCTTGGCAGGCGGCGGCATAACCGCAACCGTAACACTGCCAACCGTTGCACTGGTCACTACGCCTACGCTTTGGCCGTTTGCAACCATCACGCCGAGCTGTGTCATGTGCGCGGTTAAAAGATTCAAAGCGCGGTCGCGGCTTGCGCCAAAAAGATAACCGTAATTTACGTCACTGATAATGCAAGTAGAAGCATCCCAATAGCCTTGTAACATTGGATCGGGATACTTCGACTCGTCAGCGAATGCAGGAAAGGCAACGCGAAAAGCAGCAACATCAAAAGTGATTATCGCGCCGACTGTCATGGTTAATCTTCTTTAGCTTTTTTGTTCAGCTTCGGTTTGTTTTTGCCAGTGAAACTAGCATCAGTCAATGGAGCAGACTTATCTTGCTTTTCCATGTTGTTTGCTTTTTTCTCAGGCGCAACTTCGTCTTTGTCTACGCTGATAAAACCGCGCTCTTTGTGACGCATGAACGCAGGGCATTTGTACAATTCTTCAAGCTGCTCTTGTGTGACTTTTGTAGCCACGCCACGAGGAGTCTGAAAGTTTCTACCGATGATGTTTGCGCCGCCGCGAATGATTGCAATTACTTTTGAATTTTTCAAATCGCCACCGCCATTGTGCCAGCTAGAATATGCTTGATCGGATGATGCTGTTGAGTAAACGTAAGGCATGATATTTTTCCTCTGGAGTTGTCATGTGCTGAAAAGAGCGAGTGGCGCACACGACTACACCACCCGCTTCTCCAGTTTAGTTGCTAATTTCTTAGCAACCGTAACGCCGTACTACCGCATAAGGACGCTTACACATAACACCGGCTGTGGCGTTTGTGTAATCTTCTTCATACGACTTAGTCATTTGCATTACGCCCAAGGTTTGAAACTTGGCAGGCACTACTTGAATGAAAGTGCGCTGATCATCGCTGCCAGAATCAGCAACGGTTTCTGCGTAAATGTAAAACACGTTATCACCGGCATTCGCTGCATCAAGTTCAGGTGCAGACACAATACGCATGCGAGGATAAGTCATAGTCAGCCATTGCTTAACGCTCTGGCTTCCCAGCTCGTTTGTCACTGACAGATAATCGACAGAAGCAGTTGCAATCGCCAGTGTCAGATCAGTGCGCTCAGGGTCAATCAAGTCTTGTGATTGCAAACGCAACGCAGACAATGCAGAGCGAATGTCGGCAGTGATTTCCAAAAAGGTTTTTGTAGACCATTCGGATTGACCGCTTGCACCGTTCGGCAAGTTTACATAAGCAGGCAAAGATGGATCGTTCAGGAAGCCGTAGGTTTTGCCCAGACCACTGTTGTAACCATAAAAGCCAACCAAGTTGCGTTGGATTTCCAATGCGTTTGCAGCGGCAGCACGTTTGCTGTCTGCGCTCGACACGCGCATTGCTGCGGCGCGAGCTTCTTCCAGACGACCAACTTGCATGCCTTCTTCAAAGCGCACAACTTCGCGATATTCAAAGTTCACGTTCCAGCTCGACAACGGCACTTGCGTATTGTCGCCATAAGGAACTGCGCTGCCGGTTTGTTCCAGCACGCCCTGAACTACCTGCTCGCTTTCCCAACTGCCTTGAACAGAGATACCGACCAGATCATCAATGCGGCGAGGCGCAGTAATGACTTCGACAAAACCCGCAAGCCATGCCTGCAAGAATTGAACCGGAGTGCCAATGCTCGGAGTAGTGAGCGGTGAAGTCAAAGCCACTGCAGCATCGCCAGCGTAGAACGTGGCCATTTTTGCTACATCACGCTCGTCCAAAGCAATGCCCAAGCGAGCAAGGTCTTTGTACTTTTTGTGATCCGTGAACTTGAGAATGCCAACTTTGCGAGCCGACAAATAACTTTTCTCTGGTGTACGCATTGTCTACGCTCCTTAGTTGGTAAGTTGAATGAACGCCAATCCCGCAGACGGGATATTCTGGCGAACTACTTTGGTGTTGGGAATGAAAGCCTTGCCAACGCCTGCCACAGAATTAGCAGTCATCGCAGCACTCGCAACCGTTGCGCTTGTGTTCAGGTTGTAAGTACCAGTGCCGCCAGTGCCAGTGCCGAGAGAAATAATCTCACCGATAACTTCACCGGCTGCATTTTTCACTGTTGAGCCGACACCCAACACGCCAGCGGTAATTGCTGACACTGTGAGAACGGTGGTGGCCTGCGAAGCGGTGAATGCTGCTACAGGTGCAACTGCTGACAATTGGCCGTCTGCGGTCGCGTAGGCAACATTGTCGCCGATGTTTGCAGCGTTCAAGAGTGCCACGATCACAGTACCCATTTTCAAGAACTCGGCTGTGAGTTCGTTAGGCAATACCACGGTCGGAGCGAGAGAGCCACCTGCAACGGTGCCGCCGCTGGCATAGATCAACGAGTCGATCAAGATACCGGCAAAATCACCCGAGCCACCGGCAACAACTTCGCCTTGATTCGCTGCTACTGCAGTGAATGCGCGGCCAATTACGTTGTTAGCAGGATCGACTGTTTTCAGGATATTTGGCTCGGCACGCTGAGGACCGTCAAAAATTACTTGTCCAGCAATGCCGATAGCTTGAACGAGGCGAACTGTCTGTTGAAAACTCATATCTGTGTCTCCCTTAACGTGCAAGAAAGGCAGAAACTTCGTCAGAAGTGTCGGCGCTATCGTTAGCAATTACTGGTTTGCTGACACCTTTTGCCGCAAGGAAGCCGGTAAGCACTGCTGCTTCTTCGCCTTTGCCACAAACGATGCCAAGTTTTTTCACGCCGTACTTAGCAACTTCGGCCAGCGTCATTGCTGCGCTATCGAATGTGCCAACGTGAGCGGAAAGTTTTTGTGCCAGAGTATCGCGCTGAGAGATTTCTCGCATGATGGTGGCGCTATCCAGAGCAACGACTTTTGCTTTCTGCGGAGCTGATTTTTTAGCTTGCAGCATTTTGATAATGGCAGCAGAGTCGCCTGCTTCTACCGCTTTCTTCACTTCTGCTTCTTCGGCATCGGCAGCGGCCTTATCTTCTTCGGCAACAACTTCTTCGTCGCCAGCTTCTTCTTTTGGCTTTGCTTCGGTGTCGAGTTCGTCAACAACGGCATCTGCCGGTTTCAACTTGGCGACTACTTCTGCAAGAGCAGCAATCTGTTTTGCCAGACCTTCCAGCGTTACCGCTTCGTCTTCGCCTTCTTTTTTCTTTTCGATTTCTTCGGGCATAAATGCCTCCATAGAGTCAATAGTGAATGTTAAATGGTCAAGCACTGCAATATCCTTACCCATTCGGCCTTCTTTTACAAGCGCAAGATGATTGCCGCGAATATCTCGCTGAATAGCATCATACTTCTCGCCATCGAAAACTCCGCTTGTCATGTCATAAGTGCAGCGGTATCCGCAGGATAATTCCCGCTTTCCGTCTTCAATCATTTTTGCCAATTTGTCAGAAAACACCTTTACGTTGCCTCTGAGAATGCCTTTTGGCTTATCGAAAAAAACTTCGTCGCCGATAACTCCTTGGATGCCTTTTTTTTCTGCTGGCGTTAATCCTTCGTCTGCAGAGCCTAAAAGTTCATGCTCGTCCACCCAAGGAATAAGTCGGAAAGAATCAATGCACTCGTCCGAAGCAAGCTCCTCCTCGGGACGATACACCATAAAGATTTTGTCTGAGTCGTCACCATCAAGACCGAGCTGTGCGCCGCTGTACGGGAAAACACCGACCTTGGATAAAGGATTGCCCTTGATCTCATACCAGCCATTTACATCTGTCTGTCTTGCGGTTGCTTCGGGCATTGCGCTACCTGATAACCAAAATAGTTGCTCTGGAAAATATCTTACCTGCATTTTTTTCTGGAGTCACGCTTCATCCTCGTACTGATCGAAGTCAATGATCGGCTTCATAGTGCAACCGCAGTGGGACAAATCGCCCGGTAAACCGCGCTCTCCGGTTTCTGGATCAATGACCGGAGGATCGGCTAATTCAAAGATACCACCATTCAAACCCGCAGGAGCATAGTGCATGTGATACTCGCGAGGATTAGCACCGCCGCCGCTGTGAAGCCATTGGAACTTGCTCATGTTGTTCTGTTTCATTCGCACCGCGTTAATGGACGAGTACGCTTTTCTGGTTTGATCGAGTGAAAGATTGCGTGCTTGCCTGCGTGTCATGTCACCAATGTCCATTAGCTTTGCAGTCATGCCAGTCATATCTCCACCACGCGCTCCAGACTTAACTAGCATTTTCACAACTCGATCGTGATAAGCATCTGGAATCGAAGTTATTTTCTGCGCGTTTTTCCACAGCTCGCCTTTTACTTTTTTAGCGATCGCTGGATTATCCATGAACGTCATTTTGAGCGAAAAGTCTTTAGATATTTCTCGAAGCGTTCTATTGATATTTATCGCGCTCTCT